CCTGTTCTTTTGGGTTTAACAGTAAATATAGAAAGTGGTGGTGTTTGTGGTCTAGATGGTGAAACTACTGGTGATGTTGGTGGTGTTCTATTCCTCATCAACTCCAAATATTTTCCAGGTTGTTCTGGAACAACAGGAGATCTTTGTGCTCTTGCAGATCTAATGGAAGTTGATGCTGCTGCACCTTTTACAACGGTCTCTGGTCTTCTACCAAGTGCAGTTAATGGTTTTAGACCTGCCTTCAATCTCCCCCCAGAACTTAAAGCATTAATAACAGCTCTAAGAGCTGCTGCTCTATTTTCACCTAAAAAGTTTAATGATTCATTTAAATTTTCTACTTCATAATACTCCAAAAGAGTAACTATAAAATCTTCAACAAGATTATCAGCAACTAAAAACTCTGCAAAGTCCTCACACTCTTCGAGTGTGGTAAATCCGCCATCAACAACACATAATTCTAAAAGAGAATCATATAATTCTTGACAATTATTTTGAGATTCCGAATAAACATTAGAATATGCTTCGGCGAGATATTTAACTTCTTTAGAATTCATAGTAGAGATTAACTTTTAGTATTATTTATACTATGCCACCAATTCAATAAATTCGTTTAGAAACTTTTTATTCATTTTTTTAGAGTTTAAAGATTTTTTAAAAGCATTTCTAATTGTACTTTTTGATGCATCTTCATCAACATTAAATTCAATCTGATTAGAAAGTGCTAAAGATGAAATTCCAAAATATTTGTGATATCCAGATTCAGTAAAAATAACATTACGTTCTTTTTTCCATTGAGATTGAATTTTAAGAAAATTTTCATTATTACTATGAGAACGAATGAAATTTATGGCATCTTTATTAGGAATAATTCTAATGCCAATAAAATTTACTTGAGGAAAAGATTCTCTTAAATCATTCAAAAGAAGATTTGTAAATTTAAATCCACCAATATAATCATCTGCAATTTTATAAACCATGCCAGTTTTTCGATTACGCAAAAAACAATTTAAATTTAAACTTCTCGTACCAATATAAGATTCTTTTTCTTCTCCACGAACAACTTTAAAATGGAAATTTAAAAGATGTGATTCTCCATCAGTAAGAACAATACAATGAGTTTTTTGAAGTTTGTTTCTATTTTTGAATTCTGGGATAATTTGATGAAGAGCAATCAAACTTTCATTTAATGGGGTAGAAGACAAAGACAATTGACGAGGACATTGAGAACTCATTCCATAATTATTAAAGGAAAATGCAATTCTAAAAATATTACGCATTTGTTCATCAAGAGTTTTATTTTTTACTTCACTAGTAAATATATTTAATAAAGAAAATGATTTTCCTACACAAAGAAGATTTTCTTTTTTTTCATAATGTTCTTCAGGGTAAACTAGTTTATCAGCAGAATTATTATATGGACGATCATTCCATTCTTCAGTAAACGCATATACCTCAAACGGAATATTAACTTTTTGACAAAACCACAAAATATTATACATTTGTTTGAGAGTATCAATTAGTACATTAGACATTGATCCAGACCAGTCTAAAATAAAAATAAGACCATGATTTTTACCGTCAGGAATCACTGATATTTTTTTAAATAAATCTTCATTAAACTTATAAGTATGCAATTTAGATGTGTTAAGAACTCCAGTTTTAGCAGTCGTAGAACGTGCATATTGATCTGCCGATTTTTTACATTCAAATTCTTTTACGAGATAACTTACTTCTTTTTTAGAATTATTTTTAAATTTTAAATATTCATTATCAGAAAAAACAAAAGAATTGGAATTGATACAAAAATTATTTTTCCAATGATCCAAAATATAGTTATGAATTTTTTCATTTTTTATAATAACTGTATCTAAATTTAATTTAGGAATTTCTAAATAATGATTTTCGTTACCATTCATATCAACTAAATTTTGGATAGCATTATTCATAGCTTCCATAGTTTTAATTTCTGGAACAAAATCCTCTTCGGACTGAATATCATTTGGTTTAATATTCAAATTTTCATTTTCAAAATCTATATCTGTGTCTACAGATTCATTTAATTTTTTCTCTTCCGATTCAAAATCTATAAATTCCGAATTTGATTGTTTTTCAGATGAATTATTTGAATCAATATCTATATTTTGTTTTGAAGATATATTTTTTAATTTATTCAATTCTTCAATTTTACAAAATTCGTATAGTGTGGTTGAAGCAATTACAACATCTTGAAATGTTTCAGCATTTGCAATCATATTAATTATATGTTCTTCATTTTCATTAATAGGAACATTTACATAATTACCAATTTTAAAAAAAAGATTTGCTCTATCAGCAAGATTCATTTTTGATAAATCAGTTTGAAAAATACTAAAGAAATCATCATCATTAAGTTCTTTATATCCATTATAAAAAGTTTTAGCAATTCCAGCATAACGACGTTTCATCAATTTTTCAATACGAGCATCCTCTACAATATTCATAAATGATTTTGGAATTTTAAAATCCTGATTCCAATCCTCATAACTGGTATACAAAGCGTGTCCAACCTCATGTCCAACAAGCATATCATAAACGACACTACTAGCCTTTTCCCACATAGGCAAAGTTAAAACTCTAGTATGAACATTAAAACAAGCAGTATTTACTTTTTTATGTTCTACCACTAAGTCTTCTGTAGCAAGTAATTTAGCAAGTTGAGATTTGATTTCGTGATTGACAGTCATGTTTTTTGATTTGAACTGATCATATCATACTAAAAAGACCCCCCATTGCGAGGAGTCTTGTGACACTTGTCAAAGTGTCTCAGCAAGGCGCTTCTTCTTGCTTTTGCTTGTCGAAGTGCCTGGGGTTTCAATTTTCGTTTTTGTTGCTTTTTACTGTGATGAATCCAATTTGGAACGTGCTGTGCCATTGTAGATCTCCGTGAATGAATTCATAGTATCACACAATCCGGCTAAATCCCTTCACCTTTTCAAATTGAATAATTTCTTCAAATTTATCGTGCATTTCAGATTTGTGAGAAATTACAAAAATGTTAGCATCCTTAACTATGTATTTAATGATTTTCAAAAAATCATCTGTGCCATTTAAATCAAGTGAACTATCAAAAACTTCATCTAAAATTAATAGATTTGTATTTACTGAATTTTTCATTCTAGCAATTTCCCTCCAAGTAAAAACTAAAGCAAGATCAATTCTTTGTTTTTCACCTTCACTAAAAGAGTCGTAAGAAAAGTTTTCGTGTATTGGAGTTTTTACAGATTCATTAAATTCTTCATCAAAATTAAAATTGATATAAAAATCCATCATTTGAAGAAAACGATTTACCTGTTGATTAATGATTGGTAAATAGTTTTTAATAATTTTAGACTTTACTCCATTGTCTTTAAGAAGAGAATATATGAAATCATGATATTGAATATCTTCATTTTTTTTATTTAATTTATTTGCAATTAAATTACCTTCAGATTTTAATGAATCTAGTTTTAGAGTTTCTTCAATTCTATTTTCAAGATTATGTTCTATATCAAATATTTCATTTTTAATATCATCTATAACTTGACTGTCATATTTACATTTATTATTGATATCTCTTATTTGTTTATTCAATTCTGAAAGTTTGGAAGAAAAATTTGCTAATTTTTTCTCTTCATCTTGATTTATATCAAGTTGTTTTTGAAGTTCATTTAGTCCTACATTTACTTCTGAAAGAAGATTATTATGTTCTTCGACTTTACGAGATTTTACATCATCTCCAATAACTTGACTACATGTTGGACAAGTTTCATTTTCAACAAAGAATAATTTATCTTTATTCAAACGATCTAACTTGTTCTGCAATTTACCCCGAAGATCATATAACTTTCTAGATTTACCAGTGCAATTTACATATTTTTGTATTTCTATATCAATCTCTTCAGATTCATCTAATAGTTTTCCACAATTATTTTCTGCGGTTTCAATATTTTGAGTTATTTCTAAAATTTTATTATTCTTTCTGGTAATTTCAGATTGACCTTTTACATTTAATTCGTATATAAAATTTTCTTGCATTGAAGTTTTTTCATCAATCATATTTTTTTTATAATTGAGTTGTTTAATTTCTTCCTGAGTTTCTTTTATTTTATCTTTAAGAATAGCATTCATTACAGAAAAAATTTTAATATCTAAAAGATCTTCAATAATTTCTCTTCTAGATGCTAAAGCAAGTTGCATGAATGGGACGAAAGTTGATGAACCTAAAATTACAATTTGTGTGAATGATTTGTAATTTAATTTTAAAACTTTGTTCTCTAAAAATTTTTGATCATCCTTAATATCAGCACTTTGCTCTAAAACATTTCCATTTCTATAAATTTCAAATATATTTGGTTTGATACCTCTACGAATCATCCAATTAACATTAGAAGTAGAAAATTCAATTTCAACCAAACAATCCTTTTCATTAGTAGAATTTACAAGTTGTGGTTTATTAATTTTTCGAAAAGGTTTATTAAATAATACAAAAGTCAAAGCATCTAAAACTGTACTTTTTCCAGATCCATTTTTACCAACAATAGATGTTGTGGAACTTTTTGTAAAATCTATTTCGGTAAATTGATTGCCAGTACTTAGAAAATTACGCCATCTAATTTTTTTAAATGTAATCATTTTTGAAACTGGGGAGGAATTACAAGGTAATCTTTTTCTATTATAACATAAGTATATTGATTTGCTTCACATATTGCAATCGTCGGTTCCTCTTCAACTTCCAATACAACTAATTGTGGATAATCATCTGCTTCTATTAGTCCAACAAATCTTTCAGCATCATCACTTTCTCTAAACAAATAAAGAACTCTGTCACCATCATCAGTATCAACTGAAAAGAGACCTTTTTTTTCATCTCCCTTCAAAGCTAGTACAAACATCATTCAACTTCCGATGCTTCTTTGTAAATTGATTCCATTAATGTTTTGAGTACACTTTTATTCAAATTAATTTCTGCATTATCTATATATTTGTCAAGAATTGCAACAGTACCTTCAGATTCTAAAACTTCAATGTCACAGTCATCAATTTGAATTTCATCAATAACTTTTAATTCAAATGGTGATGCATCAGATATTTTATTAAAAAATTTTTCAAACTGTTTTGGATTTGTCTTCTTCTTAATAATCAATTTTACATATTTCTCAAAACAATCATTGTACTTATATAATTGATAAGGTGTGTCATTATACTCCACAATTTTAAACATTTCATAAGTATTGGGTATGAAATCTAATTCAAGAGTTTCAGTATCAAAGATATGAAATCCTCTCACTTCATTAACATCATTCCAATATAACTGATATGGATTTCCCAAATAAAATACCTTCCCATTATCTGACTTTGTATGATAATGCCCAGAAAATACTAATTTAAAATTATTAAATATATCAGAATTCATTCCTTCTGTCATAATGTGACCTTTATATGGAGAAAATCCATTCAACTCAAGATGCCCCATCGCAACATTGCATGTAGATGACTTAATTTTATCAATACTATCATTTATATTGTCGGAATTAATCCAAGGAATAAAAAGAATTTTTAATTTATCTATCAATACTTCTGTAATTTCTGGATAAACTTCAATATTATTATACTCTCTCATCAATAAATCCACTGAATTAACAGAATTTGTATTCTTGTAATATGCAGTATGATTACCTACAATAGTATGAACTTGTATTCCAATTTCAGACAATCTATCATAATAATTTTCTTTAGACCATTTTAAAGACCAGATATCAATGTTTTTTCTGTTATCAAAAGTATCCCCCATATCAACTAACTGAGTTATACCTTTTTGCTCTAAAGTTGGAAAGAAAATATTATCATAAAATTTTTTAAAGTAATTATGAAAATTTTTATCTGATTTTCTAGCACCAAAGTGTTGGTCTGTAATAATCGCAATCTTCATATTAATAATTCATTTTATTTTGAATATTACTTTTAATCGTATTCATATCAGAACTTGTTCCACTTAAAATATTATTATCTGAAACAAAAACTTCATCAAATCCAGACTGTTCTAAAATTTTATTTTTAATTTCTAATTGTTTTTTTTCTTTAGCAATTCTACGAAGAAATGCATAGTAAATAATTTGAGTAAAGTAAGCAAATGGATTAGTGGATTTTTCTGGATTGAAATTATTAATATACTGAACACAATTTTCTATTCCATCTGATATCATATCTTCACGAAACATGTAGTTAACAAAGTTTGGTTTATATGATAAGTGTGTAGCTATTTTTAAAAAACATTCTCCGATGTATTGTGAAATACGAGGTTTTTGAGAATTCTCAGATTCAGAAAGATTAATTAATTTTTTGTATTCAATAATTGCATAAAGAAAATCTTTATTATTTACATAATGTTCTGAATCTTTTTTTCTTTTTGGCATTACCAGAGACATTAATTTTACTCATACATTACTCATAATTATAGCATACTGCAGGGGGCTTGACAAGTGTGCCGAATTGGTGTAGAATAACTCTGTTAGGGTTGAAAGGACACCTTAACTACTCTTATATAAGTTCTCTAAAGTAGTCTTAAATTCAGATACAGTGGATATATATCCCATAGATTTAGATGGGGCAATTCTAGATGTACATTCATCATTACAATTTTCTCTAAGATATCTTCTATACATTCTTAAAGTATCTAAATCAGAAATCTCAGTCATTGTAATTACTTTATCCATATTAACAAAAAACATTTCATCTTCAATTACCTTAACCCATGGTTCTACTCTATATGCTTTCATACCACTTTTTGTTCTAATAATATCTTTTATAACCACAGGATTATCTAAAATTAAAACAATGCCATCATTTTCATGACAAGGACAAACTTTTGCAATTAATTCTTCACCAGATACAAGTTTTAATACCGAATAAAATTCGTCTTCCATAAGTTATTACCTTAAATTTATGTTAATAATACTATAATCAAAAGATTCTTCATTATAAATTTTTATCCTTTCTATTAAATGATTTAGGGTATAATTTTTAAAAGAGTTTAATGATATATCATCTGCAATATCATAAAGAACTGCTTCTACTTTATTTTGACTTTTTCTAAGAACTCTTCCTATTGATTGAAGATTTCTAACTCTCGATTTACTAGGAGAAGCAAAAATAACATTATGTAAATTTTTAATGTTAATTCCAGTTGAAAAAGTACCATAGGAAGCAATAATAATTGCATTGCTTTCTTGTTCTACTATTTTTCTAACTTCTTCTCTTTCCTTTACATCAACTCCACCATAAACAAAGAAAACTTTTCTTTCCTTGTTCTTAGAACTATTTATAAGGTCGTAAAGAATCCTTCCATGAGAATCTACCCTACTAAACAACACTAAAGTGTTTCCTTTTAAATCTAAAGTTAAATTTTTAATAAAAGAATTTCTACGATCATTACCTATAATAAACTGAACTTCTTGTTCATAATCATCAAATTTAATTCCATTATGTTTGAGTAGTAGTATTTTAATATTTAAGTTTGATAAATGTCCTTTATCAATTAATTCTTTAGTCTGAACCACTTTATATGAAGGGCCAAACAAACCCTCTAAGACCCATTTATGCGTCTGTGAGCCGTCTAAAGTTCCAGTGAGACCAAATCTATGCTTGCAGTCTAATAATTTAGTCATAATATCAACAAGAGATTTTGATTTGAATAAATGTGCCTCATCTCCAATAACAACATCAAAACGATCAAACCATTTTATTGGTTCTTTATAAATTGACTGCCAGGTTGTAATCACTACTGGTAGATTGATATCATACTTTTCTTTTCCCGAATAAATTATATGACAATAGTTTTCAGATTCCCATCCATAACTTGCAAAGTCTTTATACATTTGTTCTACAAGAGATGTTGTAGGAACAATGATTAAAGTTGATAAACTTTTTTCCGTATAGTATCGGGTAATTGAATATATTATTAAAGACTTACCAGATGCAGTTGGAGAAACTAAAAGTTTACGATTATTTTTTAATGCATCATAAACACTTTCAATTTGATAATTTCTTGGTTTATGACATGAGATAGATGTTATATAATCAGATACTCCTTCGTAAGAAATATTATCATTTACTTCAAAAGGTAATCCGTAAAATTTATTATTTTTAAATTCATAAGTGTAATTAATAGAGTTAGCAAAACTTATTAACTTATCTAATAGTCCAACATATATTTCCCCAGTATGATTGCTATAAAGTCTTATTTTTCCATCCCAGTGTTTACTACGATATTGTGGCATAAAACGAGCATTTTCTATTTCAAAAGTAAAATGATCAGATAACTCTTGATGGATATGTGGTTCTGTTTCAATTTTTAAATATACTTCATTTTTCTTTTGTATAATAATATTAGTCACATTTATAATTCATTTTAAAATATTTATCTATCTTTTGTATCCCTGCTCTCTTCTTTCAGCATAATATTTTTTTAAAGATTCACTTTTTTTATTTTTTTCTTCTTGACTTTGTTTTTGTCCGGTTCTGCTTTTATTTCCTCTACTATTATTTGATATTTTTTGTTTAGTTTCATCGCTATGATTTTGCAATCCGCATTTTCCTTTATTCCAAGTGTTTTTTCCCTTATGGGAATTTGACATTTTATTTTTTGATTCTTCTGTATGTTTTTTTCCTTTCATAGCCGCATATCCCTTTTCCCCACCTTCGCTAATATTTACTAAAATACCACCATCAAGTTTTCTACCATAAAATTTTATTATTTCTTTTTCTTTAATTAAAGCATCATTTTCTGTTATATTTTCAACTATATAAACTATTTTTGTTCTGTCTTTTGGTATTTTTACAAATTTATGAGTTTTTTTGTTTTTTTGGTGTGACCTTCTTCCAGTTCCTTTTCCAATATAATATGGAGTCATATCTTCTCTTAAATAAGCATAAACATAATAGTCATTTCTCATTTGAGGTTCCTGGCGCTAATTTATTTATAATTTTAAAAACTTTAATATCCAGCAGTAAACTGCATAAATTCAATCGCATTCTTAATTTGATATGTTCGGTTATGAATCTGCTTGATAATATCGTCTAGATATCTCAACATTGAATCATAGTATTCATTCTTTAATCTAATCGTTGACAGTTTATTGTCAGCATCAATATATCTATTCATCGATTCTTTATCCCTAACTTTATATGGAAATGGTTCCTCAGAATAAATCTCTGCTGAAGATTTTCCACTATAATACTCATATCTTTCTTTCTTTAACTTATTAAAATCATCTAAAGATTTTTTCTTAAGTAAAGATATATTATTATAAATGTTATAATATTTTGCATGAAGTTGTGGAACTTTTATAGATTCTACATGTAAATTATCAATGTCTATAATTGCATCGTTTCTCCAGGATTCTTGAATTTCATCAAGGTTGATATTCATTATAATTTTTATCCATTATATTGTATATAGTATACTTAAAAGTAACTCTTGCTGTAAAATAATCATAATCTTTTTTTGTTGTATCAAAAGATAATCCAGTTAAAGAAGATGGGAAGATATCTCTAAATTTAATATTTGCTTGTGCTTGAAAGTTATTATTCAGAACTTGCAAAGTTGCGTCTGAGTATATGTTTCTAATGTCCTTACCACCTATAGATGGGTCTGTTGTATTTGTTGTTCTCCATTCATTAAATTGTGAAACGTTTTCTGGATAACCTAAACCGATTAACCAGTTATATACTTCAATATAATTAACAAGATCTTCATCAACTAGAAAATCTAAAACTAAATCTTCGTATTCTAATTTATCACCAGGAATTGGAATATCCTTTAAGTATGTTGGTTGAATTGCAACACCAAGGTTTACTCCAGGTATACCTGCTTTGGTGCAAAAAAAATCAACTCTAGGATATCTTGATAATATAAATTTAAATCCAACTGGGGACAAATAATTGCGATTACTTATCTGTTTATTATATGGTGTTGCTGACATTTTCTTTTATTTGTATTTAGATAAAAAAAAGGAGTCCTTAGGGACTCCTTGAAAAATATGTGAACCAATGTCACATAAGGTTCTTGACTTGTACTCTTCTGTAATAACGGTTAGAGTTAGTCTTGAGTCTACCAAGTCCTTGATCGGTTCCTTCAGCGAATGGATTAGCAACCATGCCGTAGCGGGTCTTAAATCCAATTTTTGGTTGGAAGGTGTCCTGACCAACGGCGCGAACCATTTGGAGAGGAACATAAGGACAGTAGAATAGTCCAGCATCATAAGGTGTTGCACCTTTAAATCCAATAACATAATACTGCTGAGCAGAAATGTTAGCGGAATATGGATCAATATAAACTTTATACTTACCGTTGATAACTCCAGCAAAAGTGCTGCCAGTGTCATCAACATTTAGACCAACTTGAAGAGCAGGAGTGTAATCAAGTACACCTGCCATCGTCAGAGCGGAAGCAACGTCTGCAGAACAGATGATGGTGTTGCCTTTTCCTCTACGAGTTCTTTGAGCAATAGCGTTAGCATCGCGCTCTAGTTGGAATAGAAGACCTTTGAACTTCTCAACGGACCAGCGACCATTGGAGTCAACGTCAAGGTCGAAGATACCGGCAGTAGCAGTGTTTGCTTGAGCGCCAGCTTCAGCAATCTGATATACGGTACGAACAACTTCTCTGTTGATTTCAGCAAGGATTTCAGTTGAGAGGATGTTTGCAAGTTCTGCTTCGGCATCAAGACCGTGAACAGCCTTGAGGTCTTGAGCAAGTTCTAGTGAATACTCAGCCTTCAGTGCTCTTGATTTTGCAGCAACAGTAACTTTCTCAATCGAGAAATTCATCTCGTTGAAAAGTTGACCAGAATCGCCAAGTGCTTCAGCGTTGGCGGTTGCCATCGCCTGACCTACGTTGTAGGAGCCAGCAGATGCATCGTTGAGAACAGCAGGGTTGCTACCAGTTTGGGCAGCAGTTGTTGCGATACCAACAGATGCTTGTGCAGTGTAATCACTTGCGGTAAGAGATCCATCAGAATCTTGACCAGAGAATCTAGAATCTGCTTCGTTAAAGAATGCTTCGGTTCCAGAAGTACGGTCAGTACCGTAGCGAGTTCTCATCGCAAAGATAAGTCCAGTAGGACCAGTCATTGGTTGAACACCACAAATATCATAAGCAATGAGTTGTGGCATTGAACGTCTGATCAAAGAGATCAGAACAGGATCGAAACCAGCAACAGGACCTGATGCAGCAGCAGTACCATAAGTACCACCACCAAAACCACCGGTTCCAGTTGCCATGGTTGGTGCTTCAGAAAGGAATCCACGCTCTTCGCGGAGTGCTCTTTCTTGGTTTTCGAGCAGGATAGCGGTTACTCCTCTACGGTGAGAATCCTTGATCGGGTCAAGTCCTTCACAATTCAAGAGGGGGGACCACTTTTCTTGCAGATATTCTGCGTTGTACATTGGAAAATTTCTCCGTTAGTTAAAAAGTGTTTGAGTTATAATTTAAAAATCACTTAATAGAGTATTTTTGAGCCGCTCTGATATACATATCCATCGACTCCGAAAGAGTCTCTGAATTTGTTCCGAGCATTTCATCATCGTTAACTCTAGATTGAGTTACTGGTGTTCTAGAAAAATATGATTCTTTAAGAACTTCCAACTTCCCACGATAGTCATTTTCACTAATGAACTCAACACTTTCTGAAAGACCTGCGAGTTTTCCTTTCTGAGTCTCAGAAAGACCCCTAGCAACTTCGTGGAAAATGCTATCGGAAACTGATTCGCTAAGTCTTTGAGTTAACTGAACGTTTCTTTCGATTTGTTCGTTGAGTTTCGACTCCATATCATCAAGTTTGTCTACCATGCTTTCAAATACATTATATTTTTCTTCAGGGATTTGTACATAATGTTCTTCAAAAAGACCCTTGAGTCCAGTCATAAAGGACTCAGAGAGTTCTGATTTAAGTCCACGCTCTACTTGAAGAGCGTTTTCGGTGATCCATTCACCAGCAACATATTCTAGGTATGAATCAACTCTTTCTGTAAGATCTTGGTGAATTGCTGCTACGTTTTCTTCAAGTGCTTTCTCATAACGAGCAGCAATCATATCAGCAGCTTCTTGAACTTTCGATCTAAGTGCTGTTTCGAAAACAGTTTTTGCTCTTTCTTTAAATTCTTCGGAAAGATCCTCATCACCAAATAAAGCTTGAACATCTTCTTCTACATCAATTTCAATTTCATCTTCAACTTCTTCCTCATACTCTTCAGTTTCATCAACTTCAGAAATTACTTCTTCGTCTTCATACTCTTCTTCTTCTGCTCTCATTGCTTTAGAATTAACTACATTTCTAACAGAAGCAACAGCATTAAAATTTAATTTTGCCGAATCATCTGTAGACCTGTAGTTATCGGGAGTAGGTCCCCCAAGATCAGTGATAGTTTGCCCAGGAGTTCCGCCAACAAAAGCGCCATTACTCAACATTGGATCCCCAGGTTGAGCATTCGCATTTACCGCAGAGTTGGATTGATTAGTTGTTGTAGCGCCCATTTCTTGTAAATTACCAGTTGACATTTAGATCTCTCCGAATAAATTTAAACTATCCTTTATTCTATTATTTATTTATGAATTAAAGATTTTTGAGGTAATGATTGAAGAGATTGAGTAATTTCTCCTCATTCACCATTTTATCTGGACTAATTTTCATGGTTAATAGTCCATTTAAAGTTTGTTCTGCAAGTTTACCATTTTGCCAAACCCATTCTTTACCTTCCATAATACCCTGAACAAATGCATCAGGAGCAGAAGGATCTGCTACAATATCTGCAGCAGTTGATAACATAAAATCATCACCAGCATATTTAATACCATTTCTTTCAATTAGAGATCCAACTCCTCTTGAAGAAACGCCAAGTTTAACTCCTTCATCGAGAAGAGACTTGGCAATATTTCCCATTGGAGTATCAAGAATTTTTGCTTTACCTACAAAATTATTTCCTTCTGATTGTAAACTTGTAATCATGTGAGAAACTCTATCCAAATTTACCGTCGGTCCATCTGGATGTCCAAGTTCCCCTAGTGCTCTACCACATGCAATATACTTATCGTTATACTTTTTAACTTCTCTCTCTAAGATTGGGAATGGATAACGGCGTCCATTTCGATTCGTGACTTCTGCTTGAAGAAAAGGTCCTGTAATATAAAGATTAGTTTTACCGTTTTTTTCTTCTTTAATGACTTTAATGGATTCGATCTGTTCTGTAATTAGTTTCATGGTTATGCCTGAGATGTTATTTGAACTTCTGCAATATGAAGATGTGGGTTATTACCTTCACCATAAACACTTACTTTTACCGATCTAGATAATACCGCATTTGTAGTAGTAATAACTCCAACTACTGAAGAACTATTTTTCACTATTGTGACAGAAGAATCTGTAACTGCGGATACTAAATTAAAATCAGTATTGATTCCTGAAGGTTGAGCACCAATAATACTTACACTATCACCAACAATGAATGGATTTCCTGCATTTTCCCCGAAGGTAATCAATGTTGTTGTTCCAGTAGTTATGCCAGAAATTCTTTGTCTAGCAACTCTTTCTTTAATTATTTCACTTGTATTTTGTGGAATTAAAAAAGAAGATTCGCTTGTAACTGCAACATTATTATTACCATCAGTTATAGCAATATGATTATTAGAACCAGAAGAAGTTAATCGTAAATAACCACTTTTAAGATTAATTGCTGAACTGGTGCTGATCCCATGATTAGGAGGAAATACTGCATTCACTAATTGAACAATTTTTAATGCCATTACTCTTCTTCTACCTCTAGTTGTGTGGGATCAAATAATTGTGCTGCAACATAAGGTCTCACTCCATCAATCATTTGAACAGATCTATCAAATAACATTTGTTTGATGTTATCTGCCAAATCTGTAGGAGACGCATCAGACATTACCATATCAACAAATTCCGAAGTTTCCATAAATTATTAGTAATTTTAATTATTTATATCTTTTCTCCTTTACTGGTTTTAATCTCGGGTGCTTCCGTAGATTTACCTGATTTTTTTAAATCCGGTTCTGTTATAGATTTACCCAATCCAATCTCAAGATCCTTAGTATTTTGATTTTGAGTTTTCTTAACAAGTTTTGAACCAACATCGGTAACATAATTCATTGGCATTCCAGTATTAGGATCAATCTCTGTCGTTGGGGGTGGAATAATACCAACTTCTTTTTCATATGCCATTTTTTGATCCTGTTCTACAATCTCCTGATCAGTTTGATGAAGAATATTTTTTCTAATATAATCAACAGAATAATATTTACCAATATGTGGATCCATCACTTGAAGAAGATTCATCCTTTCGTTCATCAATTCTGTTTGTTTCAACTCTGCAAAATGATTGTCATACAAGTAATCATATTGAATATGATCACTCATCCCATCCCATTCTTCGGGAGTTACGATATTTTTTAAAATAAGTTGAGTTCTCAACATATCATGAAAAAGACCACTAAATTTTTTCCTCAGTCTTCCTACAAATCTTGAAAATTGAATTTCATCTCTCAAAATTTCAGAAGATCTTCCTAGATTAAATCCTTGATCTGCTCCAATTCTAGATTCTGGAATTCCTAAAGCTCTATAAAGTTTTTTTTGAAAATACTCAACGTCGGTTAATTCACCAAGATTTTGCCCACCAGGAAGTGTAGTGATTTCGGTCCCTCTACCACCTTCACGGCGGGGTAACCAGTAATCTTCAAGCATACTCATATGCTTTTTATCATCACGGATTTCTCCTGTGCTAGAATCGTAAACAATTTTGTTACGATAGCGACTCATAATCTCCTTAAGATATTGTTCTGCTTTAATCTTAGGAAGGTTACCTACATCAATATAAAAAATTCTACGCTCTGGAGCACGAGACATTCTATAAATGACAAGAGAATCCTCAATCATTCTTAATTGATTGAGAGCCTTAATTGCTTTATGTAAATATGATAAAACGTTTTGTTTATTTCTATCTACTAATCCTGAAGATGCATATGCAATGGAATCTTTAGAAATTTTAATTGCTTTGCCATATCCACCTCCACCAGAACTTCCAGCAGAAGCAGATGAATATCCAGTTAACTTTGGAGTGTATGCAAAATACTCTTCAATTTCTGGAAAATCTAAAGCAGACTCATCAGTCTTTCCAAAAATATTATTAATAGATGATGTATTTGAAATATTAACTGAACCTAGACCATTATTTTTTTTCTTAAGTTCTCTAATAAACCTAATTTTCATAGCATCAATATATCTAATCTCTTTAATACCTTCTTGTGGATTATCTAAATCTATTACTTTATGGTAATAAATTCTTCCATCTACATACCAATTTCTAAAAATTTCATGACATTTTTTATCAAACTGCATTAAGTCTTTAATGTATTGAAATTCCCCACGAATAATTTGTTTAATATTTTCATCTACTCTTAAATTTGACAATTCAATTTGAATTGGAGAATCATTTAAATCTGATACAATTGCTTCATTAACAACGTCTTCAATTGCCCGATCACACTCTGGGTGTAACGCCATTTCACGATATCTTTTTAAGAGATCATATTCTGTTTTATAAACACCTTCAATATCTACATATTGTCCATAAAAACCACTGCTAATATAATAATCAGACCCATCCTCATTTGATTGAGCAACAGGACTGATTTGTTTTTTAGGTTTTTGTACGCTACTGTTTATAGAAAATCCAAAAAGTCCAGACATATTATAATTGCATTTAAAATGGTATCAACCTATTTATGGTTACTGAACTTCGATACCTTTATTACCATTATATGCTTCCCAATATTGAACTTGAAGATCTACTGTAAATTCCTCAATGCTACTATTATCTGCATAAGAAACTTGAATTGCAGACACATTCGTTGGAAAAACTCCAAACATGTGATATGCTCTTAAAACTGGAATAGTGTCAGAACTTTCAACAGCAGTATTCATCGCAGCACGTCCAAGTTGATATACCCACGCATCTCTTTGATATGTAGATGGGGTAACTTCTCCAGCATTATCTAAAGATCTGCTCATGTAATTAATCCATCTTTCAAATGCTCCTCTAATAGAGAAGTCAGTATCATTAATGACTGTAACTGACCATGGATCAAATGTTCTGTCACCAGCAATTTTCAATTCTCTTCCTCTAAATGGAACAGAAATTGGAGTTATCGATGATGCTGGAAGTGAAGATGCTTTTACTAAAAATTTAATCTTGTCTGTGATATTAGTTTCTGTAACACCATTAGGAAGAACTATTGTTGGGAATGCAATTTCACATTCGAAAAGGTTGGCACGAACACCACCTCCACTCATTCTACCCTTAAAGTTGTCTAGAAATCTTCCATCACTCCCAGAGTTTGGAATTTGTTGAAATGACATTTTTTTCTCCGATGGTTATAGTTTAATTTATAATTTAGATTCTTCCAATGATTTCTTCAAAGGATACTCCCGTTCTGGTTGCAACGAAAGTAAGACCTATAAAGTTGATACTACGAGCAGGCTTGATATAGATATCAGCCTTAAATTCATTAGCATCAATTACATCAGGAGTGTTGTTGGTTTCATCACAGATAACAACAAAATCTTGAATACCTCTCTTCGCTTTAACATCACGGAGAAATGGTTCAGTAATGTTCACAAAGTTTGTTCTAGTTATTGCATCATTAAATTCAAACAGTGATGCTCTCGATGCTTTTTCAATTGACTCTTCAAGAACAAGGAACAACCTTCTAACATTAATTCTATCAAATGCTGATGCAACTGCAAGTCCAGTTTTATCACCAAAGAGAATGATACCTGCACCAGGAGAATAAATTACTGGATTGATTCTTCTAGGATATAAACGATCTCTTTCTGATTGCGATGGGTTGTATGCTAGTTTTACTGCGTTGTTAATAACACCACGTCTTGTACCGGCAGGTGAATACCATGCAAAATCATTAATTCCAGTTCTTGCCATGCAACCAGCAATATCAGCATTTAATGGTACATATCTAAATTTATTGCTAAATCTGTCGAACTGATATTTGTATCCAGTATCAAATACTGCATAAGAAGAAGATGATACTGCATCAAAGAATCCAATAATATTATTCGTTTGAGTGGTGGTGCTTGTAATTGGTGCTGGTGAACTTCCGCCTGCTCCAGGATCAACCAATACTGCAGATCTCTGAGGAGAAATACATGCGATGCAATCTTTTCTCAATTCTGCAATTTGAATTAATTTGTTTGCTTTTGCTTGTGTTTGCTCTTTAGTTCCAAATCCAGGACCTTGAATTAGGAAATTGATTGGATATTCTCTTTTGTTAACAAATAAATCATACCCTGCAATCAAATCCCCAAGAGTAGTTTCAAATCTTGGATTTGTCGAATCATTTGTACCGTAATTATTTCCACCTTTTAGTGTATATGTTTTTTTACCAACAGCGTGATATGTAGTACCTTGAGCATTTAATCCCCAAGCTCCGTCACCGCTAGTAATCGATGTAATTCCACTACTGAATCCAGTTGGGTTTCCAACTTCGGCATCTCCCCCAAATAGGAATTGGGAATTATCTGCTATGAAGTTTTTGTAGTAAATTTCTCCAGAAGTAGAAGAAGTAGCATCTAATGCTTTAGAAAGTCCTACAAATTTTTCAAGAATTGTACCAGGAGTTCCTGAAATTGTTCCTTTGTCATCTATAATGACAATATGAATTTCATCATTTTTACCACTTCTAGTGCTTGCAAAATTGCTGGTTCTTGGTCTTTCCGCAACTTCTTTCCACAAGAGGTCAGAGTTACTCAATCCTAGATCTTGTAAATCATACCAATCTTGTTGCGTGGTTCCTGTAAATGTTGAAGTTCCAGTACCAATAGTTACTGAAGAAACTCCAACTGTTCCTGCACTAAAAGCATAAATGCCACTTTCCGTATAAGTAACTGGAGTTTCAGTTCCTGCAACGGAAACCGTTGTGGTGAAAGTGACTGAAGTACCAACTGTAATTGTTGCAGAAATTGTACTTGCAAGAGATACTGTTGTTGATCCAATTGAAGAAACTACAATATTACCTGGAAGGAATGCATTACCAACTGATAATCCAGATGTGCTTGCAATCGAAACAATATTAGTTCCAATTCCTGCAGTAAGTAATGTAGTTACTATACCGACAGTAGTAGTTACATTAGTTGCGTTTGTATTGCTAGATACAACTCTAACAGTAATACTATCAGTTCCTACACCACTTGAAGTTGGGTTTTGTAATGTATTTCCAACACCAGTGATAATTCCTTTTAGGAATCCATCAAATAATGAAGTTGTTCCACTTCCGGCAACAACTCCAGAAATTGTTTGAGTTACAGCAGCGCCAACACGGACATTTATATTAGATGTATCTATACCACTAATAATTTGATCTGCAAATGCATCAACTACACAAACTTTAATATCATTTGCCCAAGATCCTGGGTTTTTTGCTGCCCAAAACCAAGTAGAAGCAGTTGTGTAGTTATTTTGATAGTCTTCATAATTTTTAATTTTTAATGTTTCCCCAGTTCCTGGAGTGGTTTTACTTGCGTTGGCATTATTCAAATTTGTATCATCAACTCTTACAACACGCAATACTCCACCATATGTGAGATAATTTGACGCAGATAACCAATATTCGTAGTGGTTATCATTATCAGAAGGCTTTCCAAAAGTGTCTATTAATGCCTGTTCACTATCAATAAATATTGGTTCTAATACAGGTCCTTTTGCAAATGGACAAACAATTGCTCCTGTAATAGTAGATACACTATCTATGCGCCCCTGCGTTAAATCAACTTCCCTAACCTTAGTTCCAGGTGATACCAAACCTATAGGCATTTTGATCCCTCTGATAAATCTTCATTGCTCTATAAGATATTTATAAATTCCCTCTTTTAAACGTAATCCCACATAAAAGAGTGATCACCATACTCATCAAAATTTGCATTGTTGTTATTTGCTCTTACCCATCGGTCTCCAGTATGCTTATCTACAACTTCAAAATCATCATCTAAACCATCCACAATAAATCCAAATGGCGCCATGTCTTGTTCAATTTGATTTTTCTGTTCGTCATATATTCTTTTACGAACATCATTATCAGTCATTTCCTTGAAATATGGTTGTACTACTAACCATGCAAATATAACAAGACACATTGCTAAATCATCATTTGCTCCCTGTTCTGCTTCAAATGAATGATTTTTTTGAATAAATGTAGTTAATTCTGATATAATATCATAATCACTGAATATAAGTTTATCGTCTTCTATTAAAGTTTTTAAATTTGAACAACCAATTTTTTTAACTGTCTTAGACATCTTAATTCCAAGTTGAGATTTAGATCCAGAAAATCCTTGCCCAACTATTTGTCCAGCCCTTCCTCGCATTGAGCACATTAAGACATTTTCATATTCAAGATCAAAATGTAAAATATTTGCAACTTGTTCTCCAATATCATTAATTTCAACTAAGATATATGATTGATTATAAGCCTTAGCAACATCACTTATAATACTAGGGAAAAGCATTGGTTTAATTTGATTGTTTTTGTATTTCGCAACAACCTTCCAAGGAAACTCTGTAATGTCGAAAACAATAAATGCAGAATAATCGTTTTCAGTTCCTCTAGCAACATCTACAGTTGTAAAATAATTTCGATCTTCAATTGGATTTACATAAACATCTAAACCTTTATTTTTCTTTATTGGATCTTCAAATACTAAAGACTTTAATTTGGCGCTAGAAATTAATGTATCAGATGATCCTAAAAAATCACATTCAAATTCTTGTTGAAATTGTTGTTCTGATGTATTGCTAATTGTTTGTGCTTTCCAAGCAGCATCTCTTCCGGGAACTTCAGTCCAATGAACTTCAGTTGGAATATATTCATTTTTACCTCTTTCAGAATCATGCCATAAACGGTAAAAATGATTCATGCCTTTTGGCGTAGATACGATAATTACCTTAGTAGTTTTACCTGATGAGATTGTTGGATATACCGAACTAAAAAAGTCTTCGGCAATATGATTAGGAATAAACGCAAATTCGTCCAAAAATATAATGTTGAAGGACATTCCTCGAACAGCAGATGCTGAGGTGGATGCTGCTATAATTTTAGATCCATTTTCCAATTCTAATGATGCCTTATTCCAAACTTGAACACCCTGCTGCATCCACTTTGGAAGATTTTCATAAGATTTCTGCAACCTCCCAAGAAGATCTTTTGCTGTGGAGGCTTTGTTTGCTAGTATACCCACATTTACATTATCGTTAAAAACAACATAATGTAAAAGATATGAGACAACAGTCGTAGATTTGCCAGATTGCCTTGGCATTTTACAAATGTTGAATCTATAATTATGAAAATTTTTAATTAATTTTTCTTGAAATGGATATATTTCAAAAGGAATTAATCCCTCATCTACGCTAACAATCTTAATATAATTGTTAGCGAAATATACTGGATCGTCTTTACATTTTATAAATTCTTTAACTTGATCTGGAGTAAATTGAATATCTACATTTGCTTTCTTAAGTAATGGATTACCTAAGTAAATATCATCATATGGCATTATTTAACAATTCCAAGCACGAAGAGATTTATTAATTCTACTATCAGGATCTCTAGCAGTTTTTGCAGATGTTAACTTTGCTTTCATCCCACTCATTCTTGCACAAAAACTTTTTCTGCGAGGATTTCCAACTTTTTTGCTGGGTGCCTTAAGATCAGATCCAGGATTATCTGCTTCGTAAGATTTGCGTCCTTTTTCATTTAAACCACCTTCCGAATTTTTACCAGACTTTTTTGTCCAGGCAGCTGCTTCATCTACAACAATAAAGGGTCCTGTTGGGTCATTTATCGCAGGTGCATAGTATTGTAAAATTGCGCCAGGATAAATCTTTTCTATTGCTGCCTGAACTTCTTCCTTTGTGGGTCTTTGCTGAGATGGAAAGAAAAATTTAATACTTAAAATTTTAGTTTTCCAATTTAAAATTACAGTGTAAGTTTGTCCTACGCTACGAATTACTTTTGGAGATTCTAATATTGATTGATTTTCTAATACTTCTTTAACACAATTTGGAACTAATTTATTATCTTTTTTTTTCAAACCTTTAGCAGTATATCCTGACCAACACGCTTCACTTGTTACATCTACAGATAAACTTTCTGATTTGTTTCCCCAATTTTTTGCTCCTGCTTTACGACATTTAACAAGTGCTCCAGATGCATATGCACTAGGCCAAACATCATATCTAGATTTTACTTTATGATAACAAGCATCTTTTGAACCACTACCTTTACCTTTCTGATCTGATTCTTCGTTCATTTTCTTTTTAGGGGAATCTGTGGGAACATTAGTTGGCGCTGCAGCACCAGATTTTGCTTGTTGTCCTGGATCTTGTCTTTTTTTTCTTGCTGCTGCTGAACGTCTCTCTGCTGGCGTCATACTTACTCTTTTGGAAGAAGAAACACATTTAGGAACTCCTTCTCCTGGTTCATCACTTGCACAGGTTCCACCAGTTACAACGTTTACCCAACCACCTTTACCATCTTTAGAACTGGAACTTTTAAACCAATTGCGGAGACCTTCTTCATTAAGCGTACAATCTCTCATACCATGCTTAGGGCACATTTTATCTTTTGGAGTATTATTACACTTTTGATGAGCACAACCGCAATCTTTTTTCATTAAAACTATAATACCAACAAATTATTTATAATTTATTCTGCCGAAGACATCTTTTTTTCTTGTTTAATTAATTGTAAAAGATCTGCAGTAGATCCTACATACAAAGCATTATTAGTAATTGATTTTGGTCCTTGATAGTCATCATTAAGATCTTTCATTTTTTTGTGCAATTCTGTCAATTTATCAGTTACATCTGCCACATTTTTAATTAATTGACCAGCAACCTCATAAGCTCTTGGATGATCTGAACTTGCAGCAACATCTAAAATTCCATTAACCGCTTCCTGCCCCTTTTCTATTAAAGAATAAAGTTGATTTCTACTATAAGAATAATCTATTTGCATATCTTCCATAGTTGAAATTTTTTCTATTGAAGAAATTTCAGACTTTTTTATAATTTCAGTTTCTACATTTAATGCTTTTTCAATCCCATTATAATGTTCCATAAAAATTACACATCCGTCCCAGTAGATGGACTATAAGTTTTACCACCATCATTAAAGAATGATGCTTCGGTAGTAAAACCAAAATCATCATCTTGTTGTATTAAATCTCTATCAGTATTATTAATTACATCTATGGAATCTCCCGAAGTGTGAGTTTCTAATGATGTGCCATCAATGGATCTAAACACAGTAATTGTATTACCAGATTTAGATTTAATCTGCATATTTTCATTACCAATCCTAATGTATGTATCTACAACAAGTGCAGTTGCATCACTCACATTAAATTCCGTCACTTTAGTATTAATGTCTTCTGCTAGTGTTGTAGTATTGTCATCGTTATAATCTTTTAGTGCTCTTGGAGTAACAGTATAACGAACATCCCTTTTTGCGGTTTGCCTATTTGTATCGGTATAAAAATCAGTTTTAACTTTTTTAATTAAAGCGTTTGTGCTATCAGCAACTGGTCCAAATAGATTTGTTTTTGCAGTAAAATTTAAAGTATATATTAAATATCTTCTTTCTGAAAAATCACCTTCATAATTATCTGTAAAATTTATCGTGTTTAATACTATGGGAATATCTCTTTTTTCTCCAATAGAAGATATCAAATCCACGGTAACATTAAATGCTGGTTGAAAAAATGGTAAAATTTGTTCTATAATTTGTAAAGCATCATCATTTAATTTTGAAATTATATTTAAATTAAATGTGAGATTATATGGAACCGGCATAAACACTTTATTAATTTTTGTGTTATCTGAAGGATTAATTGCTTTAAAGGTTTGAATTGGAGAACCTTTTCTTGAAGAATCATAAGTAATCCCATTCATTTCAAAAGACATTCTTGGCAATGTTAAAGATGATGATTGTCTTCTAGATAGATCTGGTTGCTGTTCAATTCTTGCCAGGAATTTTTGAATAGGTCCATACGCCAATGGTACGAGCATTTCACTTGCTTGATTTCCATTAGAATCATTATGCCTAATGTAAATATCATTAAACAGTGTGCCAAAACTTATTACAGTTTTTCTTAAAATCTCGTGGTAAAAATAATTTCCTAACATTAAAATTCTCCAAATGGATGTTTCTCAGAAAAATCAACTATCAAATCAGCAGCAGTTTCTATTTCTTTATTTTGTGCAAAAATTTCAAAATTATCAACGTTAGTGGTTGGCGTTTTATCAATTGATTTAATCATATATCTTCCAGTTGAACCAAGACCAACGTGAGATACTGTTGTTGCAGAACCTACTATAATTTCTCCAACTCTAAATGTTCTTGTCGCATTGTGAACATTAAGAATCTTAGTATCTGCATCCCAATTCTTAACAAATGCTGTTGCAGATGATGCAGCACCAGTTACAATTTCATTTAGAACAAAGTTCCCAGTTCCAACTCCTGATGGACTTTGTATTGTTATTGCAGGAGCAACAGTATAACCAACTCCAGCATTGGTAATTCTAATTTGAGTAATTGTACCTGCTGCACTTACTACTACGACACCAGTAGCAGTAGTTCCACCAGATGGGGCAGCAGTGAAAGATATAGATGGGGTAACTACATATTTATCTCCACCAGAACTAATTGTTACTATTCCTACTGATCCTGTAGTAGCAATTCCAACGGTTGCTGCAGCACCAGATCCACCTCCACCAATAAATCTAACTAGAGGAACAGATGTATATCCAGCACCAGTATTAGTAAGTAATATTTCTCTTATGGAGAGAGATGTCATAATTCCACTTGCAGATCTGTCTGTCATAATTGCAACCGCAGATGCATTAATCCCTCCAGATGGAGCACCACCAATTGCTACTGATGGGGTACTAGAGTACCCAAATCCATCATTTATTAACGTAATATTTGAAATCGCACCATTTCTAAGAGATGTGATTGCTGTTGCAGTGGATCCTATTCCAACTAAAGTGAGTGAAACCCCATATCCAGATTCTGAGAAATTATCATCTATTTCTTCTATGCCAGTATTTATAATTTCATCTTCATATTCAAATGGTTCGCATGTAAGTTCATAAACATACAATTTTTGTAGTTGATAAAAATCAACCTCATTTTCAACAAATTTGATTTCGAATAAGGTATCTACTAGTGGAAAGTATATTAGATCGCCCTCTGCGGGTCTTGTGGATATCTTGTAGTCGTTTAATGGATCCCAATCAACATCAAGTAAAAATGGAGAAATAAAATCCTCAAATCTTTCTCTAGATATGATTAGGTTCAATTCGTCTTTTGATTGAATTCCAAATTTAGTTAAGATATCTCCACCACCACCAAATCCTGAATAATTTTTTAAATAAGCTTCTATTAAATAGTTTTCATCAAATCTTGATAAAACATTCTCCTTAATAATTGTTTGTTCCCTCAGATATCTTCTTGGAATATAAATTACTTCAACTCCATACATACGAAGTTGTTCATTTATTAGTTGTTGAACTAAATTTTGTTCAGATTTACTTCCTTGTAAAAAAAATGGGTTTAATGCCATAAGATTAACCGATCATATCCAAAGGTGGTAATTCATACTCGGAACTCATTCTAGATTTAATATCCCCAAGTTCATTAATAGCATCATCATAAATTTGCCTTCCATTCAATTCAATTCCTCCAGGAAGTTTAACTCCTTGGAATTTTATTAAATTCTGACCCCATTGTTTTTTAATCAAAGATGTCAAATAAGTTTTTAAAAATGAATCATTGTATACTTTTGTGAAATCATTTGGATCTAAGATTCTATAACAATCAATAACAATATATGACCCTGCAGTGAGTCCTGCCCAATTGGTGTCAATATATAACCTGTTTTGTCTTTTTGTATATCTAATATTTTTATCAGTATTAATTAAAAAATTTATGGTTTCTAAATAACTTTTAACCATTGTATAATTCAATAGTTCAATTGCAGTAAAGTTATAAACATCATTTAAGAAAATTTGATATGCTACATTAAACATACCAGCAGATAAACCACCAGTATCAACTTTAAATATTCCTTCAATACCAATTACACTATCTGGAATTTGAATATAATTACTATCCTCATAAAAATTAAATGTTGTTGTTCCCATTCCAGGAATAGAAACACTTGAACTCGTTGTAGTTACGATTCCAATTGGATTATCTGCTCTTTTACCTTTTCCTCTGTCTATATCTTGTTGAGTAATTTGATATTTAAGATACATTTTCTCAACACCATCAAAATGACGTTCTTGAAAATACTGGAGAGCATCATCAACCAAATCATCGATTTGATCGTCATCAACGTTTATTTCTAAGACAGGTGCTCCCAATCTCCTTAAACAATAATCAATGAGCCCTTGTCGTGAAGATGGTTTTGCCATGTATCAGTACTTTTTTTATATTTATGAATACTCCTCGTCAACTTTCTTTCTAGAATTTGTTTTTGTCAACTTAGAAATTTGTTCATTCAATTCTAAAATTTGTTTATTTTGTCCTATGACTTTTGCTTCAAGTGCAATTGATTGAGTAATAGCATCACTCAATCTCTTTTGATATATTTGAATAAACGTTGTAAATTCAGATTCATTCATATTAATTTTTAGAATGTACCACCATCAACTGTAATATTTTGTAAATGTCTTGCGGTTACTCCACCAATAGTAGCGTATGAAATTACTGCTTCTCCAGATCCAGCCGTATCAGTAACAAATAATCCTTGAAGTTCAAAGTTAGCATAGTATCCTGCATCTACAGTTAACACTCCAGAAGATTCTCCAACTCTTGATGCAACAACAACTCTTGATACTGAATCGTCATAAAAAACAGCACCCAATCTTGCTGCTGAATCAAAATAATGTAAAAGCATACCAATGTCTTTGTTTAAATCGCTAGTTGGAGCATTGCCATCAACTTTACCAAGTTCAATTAAGTTATCTTCAATTGTTAATGTAGCGGTATTAACTTGTGTTGTAGATCCATTAACGTTTAAATTACCAGTAATTGTAGTATTACCAGATCCATCAAACGTAATTGCAGCAGTTCCACCACCATCTTTAATATCATTTCCATTAACTATAATATCACCACCAACAACTAAATCTGTAGAGAAAGTAGAAACACCAGTGATATTAACACCACCAGCACCAACAATAAGTCCTAAACCACTAAAAGTGAGATTAGCACTATCTTCAAGAGAACCTGAAGTACCAGCAAGGACAACTCTACCTGCAGTTAAATCACTAACTGTTGCGGATGATAGGGTTGTTTCTCCCCCAGAAATATCAGCACCACCATTTGCATCAATGGCGCCAGTAAAGGTTGATACACCAGTTACCGATAAATCATCTGTAATTTGAATTTGACCTGCTGCAGAATCAAGTATTAATACTCCTGAACTAGTATCAATTTCATTAGTGGCAGTTATGCCAATTTGAATTGCATCAATAACTGCGCCAGTTGCAAAGGTTCCTACTCCGGAGAAACTAGCATGTCTCCATCTCTTACTAGCAGATGCATCACCAATATCAAATGTAGCATCGGTATTTGGTAGAATACCCGAGTTTACATCAGCATTAAATACTACATTATCGGTATTAGCATCACCAAGAGTGATTGTACCGCCTTCAAAAGTCACTGCACCAACAAAGGTGGATATACCAGATACCTTTAAGTTACCGCCAACATTTAAACTTTTCTCAATACCTACACCACCTTCAATAACCAAAGATCCATTATCCTTTGTTGTTGAGTCTGTGGTATTACTAACTGTAGTAATACCAGAAATATCTACATCACTATTGATATCAAGTAATGTAGTATTAAATGTAGCAATACCAGTAAAAACTGGATTAGCAGATCCACTTGCCCAAGATAAATTCCCATTACCATCATTGGCTAATACAGAAGTTGGTACACCATTTGCTGCTGGAAAATAATACGTTACAGCAGCACCTACCGACGCTGGTGATGCTAAGGTAATAAAATGAGCACCGTTATTAGTGCCTTCTACAAGATTTACACCACTACCTGCGGTTGAGGTTTCTTTAGTCCAATATCTAGCACTACCAAAATACTTATTAGTTGCACTGTTTCCATCTACACCAATATAAAAATTGTAATCATCAGTAATAAAAGCGGGTTCGCCAGTTTGCAACCCAACGCTATTAAATGCAGACTGAGTACCTCTTTTAAATCTTAATGATGGGTTTGCCATTTTTTTTTACATTATTACTTAATACTATTTATAGATTTTTAAAAAATACCACCATCAAAGTCTATATTTTGTCCTCTATTTAGATCAGTATCTAAAACATTAATGAAATCATCGGGAATTCCCCCAGGAACTGCATCTTGTAGAACTTGATCTGGATCCACTGCTATAATCTTATTTAAAGTTGCATCATACTGCAAAACAAAATTATCTTGAATATTGGAAAGATCAACTGCAATTCCTCCAATAACTTGCCCTGCAGATGATAAATTACTTGCCACAACTTGTACGGCATTTTGAGATCCTAATCTTACTCTAAATGAATTTGACATTAGGTACACACTCCTGCAGATACGATTACCGATCCTTCAATAACTCTGGTTTTTACTTGAAAAGAATCGGTAAGTAATACATCATAAACATATCTTCCCGGTTTCAATTCTGATGTTTTTCCAGAGGTTAAAGCAATTCCAACAGTACCAACTGAGGTTGTTATTGTTGTGGTAAAGTTTGTTTTAGTTGAACTACCAGGATGCTTTGCTAGTTTAGCGGCAACAGTATATCCTACTAAATTGGTAATAGAATTTGTAATAGCATCTTCTAAAATAAAATTTGCACTAAAATTTGCCCCCTGTTGAATCTGTATGTTAACAACTCTTACCGACATTATTCAAAAATGGAACTATATTGATATTTATAGTTTTTCTATGATTATAGAAAGCATTTTTTTTATATCGCTTACATCATTTTTAAGAGTTTCAATTTCTTCAATTTCTTTTAACTTCCTCTCCCTTTGACTCATGTAAGAATTATATAAATTTGTATCAGTATTAATAATAGATTTAGAATCATTATCTCTTGCTAATGAACTGTGACCTTCAACTGGTATTAAATTTCTCATCTTATGCTAATGCAATTGCTCTAAGTTCTTTAATTCTTGGAACATATGCCTGACTAGTACTGGTCATAATTATTTTAATCACAAATCCATTAAACTGTGGTAAATTATCTTGTGAATATAAGTAATCAAAAAATTCTTCAGAATTAGTAGATGCTGGAATATTATCATTAGAAAGACCGTTGTTTTGGGCAAGATCTACAATAGTATATTCAGTTTCATTATTAGTACCACTTTTAATTAAATTACTAAATCCTGGGAAAAGAAGATATGGTTGTCCCGCATCAGGAAGATCTGATCTGAATAATTTATACAAAACTCTTATTTCGTTTGTTGGGTGTCTATAAGCAGCAAGTCTCACTTGAAGTGAAGTTGATGGTGTGTCTAATCCAATTTTTTTAGAAATATATACAGCAGAATGAGGATCACCAACAGATGAATTTACTCTATCATCTGTTGGAAAATTAGTAACAACTCTATCAATTCTATTTGTAGTTGTAATTACAGACAATCTCTGTAAATCGATAACTGGAGATACTCTTGTATTTTCAGTATTTAAAACGAATTCCATGGTAAATGATTTATTTCCAGGAAGATTAGTTAATCTTGCAGTTTCATTTATTTGTGATGCTATAATTCTAGGTGAAGTAAAATAATTAATTTCACTCAATTGTATGGATTCAAATCCTTGATCTGCAAATGAAGTTTCATTTCCACTTACACTTGTACCAGAAACAGTTCTAACTCTTGAAGTGAGTGAGGTTTGTTTTGGTGTTGTAAATGAAACGTTTGGAGTTATTGCCTCAAATTGAATATTTTGAGTTGCTTTTGCAACATTACCACCACCAAGTTTACTTATATTAAACAATAATGGTTGAAATCCTCCAGAATTACCAACTGTCCTATCAACTCCATTTGCACTAAAATCCACTTTGAGTTGATATGAATCTAATGTTATTGCATCATTTACAATTGCTGATGATAAATCATGAACTTTATTAATTCTTCTAAGAGAGACTCCATTAAATTCATATTTAGAAACTGGGGATCCGACAAAATGCGTTTTTATTAAAGTGTTATCAATGCCTCTAGATATTCCAGTTAAATTATTACCACTAACATTTGTATATGATATAATTTCATCATTTATTTCGACATATCCGGGATTTGTATTTGAAACTCCTACGTTTTCGAAAGTATTAAATATTGAAATCGATTCAACTGGAATATTTGATATTGCAGTATTTGAATATTCTGCAGTCAATTTAGTATCAGTATAATCGCTTTGTACTCTAAATAACTGAACTTTATTAGAAACCGAATACATTCCATGATTTCGATGAAACACTGTAAAATGTTGTCCATCACCGATACCACTATTAATTACAGTTGGGATTGCGGGAAGTGTCGATCCAACACCAACAGAATTATATGTAATTAGATTAACTGTATCAAATGAACCTTGAACTTGAGTTAAAGTGAGTTGATTGATTCCAGTAATAACACCAACATTTAATCTAACATTTTGGCTTGTAGCACCTAAGTTAACTGAAACAACATCCCCTACAGAATATCCAGTTCCACCATTAGTGACTGTAATTACACCAACAGATCCGCCAATAACTTCAACTAGTGCTAATCCACCACTACCACCACCTGTGACAGGAGATAATCCAACATTACCATAATAGAAGTTTCCGGTGGATGGTGTAATTCCAGAACCAACATTATTTACAGTTAAATTACTAACAGCACCAGTAAGACTTCCAACTCCAATAGATCCTGAAGTTTTAATTAATTTTCCTGTTGCTGACGTGTTATTTAATTGACTTATTGTTACTCCAGGAATTACCAGTAAAGGACTCACAGTGCTTCCAAGTCCAACTGTGACTTCTTTAGATAATACAGAAATTGGATTATCTCTCAGATTTACAATTTTATCATTTCCTTCGGAAAGAGTTGGATTGTAGCAAGTAAATACTCCAGGTTCTGTTACAAATTTTGCTCTACGAATGATAAATTTCAAATCTTCTAATTGACTAGCATCCCAAGTAGATCCATTTTGAGATTTAAATAAAGATCCCATATATGGTTGTTGAGAAACAATCACTTTTTTGTTCTCATCTAAATTTGCAGTTGTAATGTCAACTTCACCCATTCTAGAAATCCATGCATTATAATTATTAGAAAGCGATATTAATGCTATGGCGTATTCTCCACCAGATACACACACAGGAGATTTGAATTTAAAATTAGTAGGAACATTGCCAGTTTCAGAAATATTTACTTGAGAAGGTTCTAATGAAACTTCAGCAAATGGTAAAATAACTTGCGTTGGAACACCATTTTGCACTGTTCTTATTTGTAAAGTAACTGGAATATTAGGATCTTTAGTTCTAAAGAAAACATCCACAGATGTTAGGAAACAATCTTCTCCTGGTGGGATTTCAATCGATTCCGCAAGTGGATCAACCCACTGCCGCATCACTACTCTATTACGAGTTTCAGTTTGAGTAACTGTTCCAGACGTTGTTCTAGTGTCTCCAAGAGTCAGAACATCTACTTTAGCATTTCTTGTTGCTAAAAATGTTTCTTGTTTAATATTGAGTGTTCCTTCAGAAGTAAATGTTCCTTCACCTGCACTGGCCAAAGAACCTGGAATGTCAGTATTTGATGGGAAACTAGTTACTCTAATTGTATTAGTACCAGTTTTAAATTGTGGATTTGTTTGAAATCTTGCACTGGGGACGTATAAAGATCCTATAAGAGTTCCTGCAGAATCTGAAATAAATCTTAAATTAGTTACAGTTGCTTGTGCTCCACTAGTTTGTCCAATCAATCTGGCTCCAATTCTCAACCTACCTTTAAAATTTTCAGTAATATTTGATAAACTTGCAGTATCAACATTCAAAATTTCTGATGTTGTTGAATAATCATTACTTAATGGATTGTTTGTATATGGATTTAATGGATAAGTTAATTCTGGATTATTATAAGGACCATATTTATGATTAGAAGTAGCAACTCGAAATCTTATAGATTCTGTAGCAGATGATTCATTTGTAATTGAAGTTTGCACTTCTTTTACAATTTCCCCTACAGAAAAAACACCAGTGTTCATAGTGATTTCCAATAATTTCGGAACACTATATTCAGTCATATCTATATTATCAAAATAAACATAATGTCGAGTTGTGGGTTTTAATCTTCGTGAAATAAATTCAATATTTCTTTCTCTACAAAATGGGATAATTTCTCTACTTACAACTTTAAGTCCTAAAGATATAGTATCAATTTGTTCAGTTACTTTTCTTTGAATTCCACTTCTAGATTGTAAAGTATCTGTTTTTATTTGTTTTTGAATAGTATCTTCATAAAAATCAGTTTGGTATACCATTATACCTGGTGTACCAGTTACTCCGCTTTGTCCTACTAATTCACTAGTAGATGTTTCAGAAACTACAGTTTGTCCAGTCCAAAGTGTCTGCCAAGATCCCCAATCTATTGGAGTTAATCCAGTATTTGGATCTGCCCCCAAACCAAGTAACATTGCATCATAATTTCCCTGCTGTTCTGTTGTAACTGAAGATAATGCTTTTTCTTCTATCCATGTATCAGTTTCGGGATTTAATTCTAATACACCAACAAAATTTAAAATTGCAAATGGATTTACGTTTTCAGTTCTAGTAGCAAAATTTTGTTGAATGAAAATTTCTTCTGTATACTTTAGAGATACAATATCCCCTGTTCTTTGAATATTTGCATTTTGAAGATCAGTTACAAATCTCAAATCGGCAGATGAATCTGCCGTAGTTCCAATGCCAATTGCTGAGGCAGATCCAATTAAAAGATCTAAAGCTGTGGTATAATGAGATGGTCTTAATTCACCCTTTGCAATATCAATACTCGCTTTAAAATCACGAGATCTCAAATTATGAGAATTATGAGATTTAAAATTATCAACAAAAATACCATTTTTAAATCTATCTAATCCAGTGAGAGGATCTTTAATTGATAAATTTTGTGTTTCTGATTCTAATAATGATAATTGAGTATAAAATTCTATATTTTTAATTCTGGATTCTAATCTCCCAATATCTTTCATTTGATAACGCTTATGCCTAGTCTTATTAAATTGAATATCTTTAGGTGCATTATATGCATAAGGTAATAGTGTGAAAGATCCAATCTCAAAAGAATTGTCTGAAAGTATTGGGGGAGTAGGATTATCCGAAGGTTCTCCTGAAACTAATTGAAATTCTCCACCTTTAGATAAAATTAATTTATCAGTTCTTGGCAATCTATATGAATACCCTAAGATTATGGATTCACCAGTAACTGGAGTAGAAGTAACAGAAGATCCATTGTTTGGGAATATTCTTGATTCATATTGAAATGGCGAATATGATGTGTTGTTATAATCTGAAACTCTTGGTCTAAAATCAATTACATCTGATTGTCTAAGATCAACTCCAATTCTAGGAATATCTACGTTAGATTTAACAATTCCTGAAGGCCAACTTAAATATGAGAAAAATTCACCATCATCTGAGGTTGGTGTGCTGTAATAATCATAAACAATAGTTAGCCTTTTACTTGGAATTGGTGCAGAATCTTTTCTAATAATTCTACCATAATCTAAAAATTCTAATCTATCCCCACTATCTACAATAAAATTATTTTGTAATATATCTTTATCACCTGGAGATATTGATGTAATTGAACCAGTAATTTGGGAAAGTTTTAAAGTTATTGATTCGTTAAGTTGAAATTCTCTATCATTTTTATAAACAAAACTAATAGTTGTTGCAGTAGTTGATATAATTCTACCAATCGCATAAGAAGAACTTCCCTCTATTAAATCACCTTGGGCAGCATTTAGTAATGATCCATTAATATTAATAAGAGTTAGTGTTGGAATATTGGGATTATTGTTATCATTAGATTCAAAAACGGCATGGACTCTTAAAACTTCTGCTTTTCCTATAGAGATTTCTTTATCCTGAATTCTAAGTCCATATACTGAACTGTAAGTTAATCCATCATTTAAAGTGGTATTTGCATTTGATCCAGATGCTGGATTGCTTGATTTATTAATTGTTAAAGTTTCACATCGAGTTAAAACTTTAGATTTCGAATTTACTTTTATTTTTCTAAGTGTAGCGATTAATTTTGCATTAGCGTCTGCAGCAATTGTTAATTGACTTAAAGTTAAAGTTTTACCATTTGCAGATATAGAAACTTTTCCATTTGACAATGGTTCTATATTTCCATCTGAATATGTGAGAACGTATCTTTCTTCATCATAATCTTCAAATACTGAATCTACATCGGATTCAATAATAACACACCCGTTTGATGCTACGGATGCAGCATAAGTCTTTCTAAACACTAATTGAGAATTATCTAAATTGATATTACTAATATTAATATTAGGTAAAGGTTGAAAAAATGAAGAGGATTCAGTATCAACTAATTCTGGTATGTTTAAATTAACAGGAGTTGTAAGTGTTGCTAATGGAACTTGACCATCATAAAGTCCTTGTACAGTTGTAACTCCACTTACAGTCACACTATTTAAAGTTGTTCCAATAGTAAGAACTTTGTTAAAGGTTACTGTCGAAAATCCAGGTCTTGTGTATGAAAGAATATCTCCAATTTTTAATTGTTGTGCAAATTTTGATGTGATTGATCCAGTAACTGTGCTAACTCCTGCAGATTGTGCAGTGAATGTTAATTGTTCTGTTCCTAAAGCATAAACTCCAGTTAATTTTAAATCTGCACTAAAAGTATTTACTCCAACTGTAGAAAATAAAGACTTTACATCGTCTAAAGAATAATCAGTAATACTTGAAATTGTCGGAGATGAAGAAATTCCGTTTACTGAAATACCTTCTCCAACAACAAAAGACCCACTTACTGAATTTAACGTCAACACTTTACCGTTACTAACGGTTGAATTCAAATATCCTTTTGATCCGCTGTTTCTACCTTCAATTAAAGCAGGTTTTGATAATGTTATATCACTGCCAATTGTGATTTGGGTATAAGTATCAATATCATATAAAAATGTTTCAAATTCTGTAGTTTTATTTGAATATGCAGCATCTTTTAATTTAAAATCATAACATCTTGCTTTTCCAATTTCATTTCCAGATGCTGTGAGTGATGTTAATCCAACTCTTTCACTTCTAAGACTCAAAACTGCCGTTGTTCCAAATCCAACAGATGGAGATCCGCTCACATTATCTAATGTAAATTTATTACCGTATGTAAAAGGTAAACGATAAGTTTCAACAGTTTTTGATGTTTCTGGTTTTCTTACATCTAGATAAGTTGTTGAGGTTTTTTCAATTTCAAATCCTTGCACAAATGCTTTACCTGGAGAAATCTGTAAGGTGTACAAATCTTCTGATGGAATATTTCCTTGTGATGTTAATTGATTTTGTTTATATACTCCACGATTGTATTCAAAATTATTTAATGACTCTTTAATATCAACTTCAAATGGTTTGACATAATAATCTCCAGATTCATCATAAGTTCTTCTTGCTAATTCATCTCGGATTAAATTCAATTCAGTATTTTTTACAAAATTTAATAATACTCCATTTTCAATTCTCATTAATTCTACAAAATTTTCATCATCAAATTCATCAATATTTTTTTTGATAAAAGTTGTTGATAGTTTAAATCTATCTGCTCCTGGCGCGGTAAAATTAGAAAATCCCTGAGAATTATCATTTAATGATGAATCATCGAATGATGTTACTATATCTTCACTAATTAACAATCCAATTCTATAACTTGGCTTATCTCCATACTGATCTAAAAGAATAGTAGAACTTAATACCTTGACAAAATATCCTCGAATAAAATATATACCATCTTCTATAAAAGCAGCAGATGCAGTTCCGGTGGAATTTTCAGAAATACATGTTGCAAATGCACTATTTGCTTTTATTTCTGTTAGTCCATATTCAATTCCATCTTCTGTGATTAATCTTTCACCATCTAAAAATCTTATTGTTTCAAAATCATTATTTGATGATTTAAGATATCTAATATACAAAGTATTATTATTTCTTTCCGATTCAATAGAACCAATTACTTTAATTACTTTTCCAGTTATTCCGGAAGTTTCTCCACGAATCGTTGTCCCTATTAACTTTTCAATATAATCAGATACTGAAATACCAAAAAAAGTTGAATCTATTTGAACAAACTCATATCTAGAATCGTATCCAGTTTGTCCAGGAATTACTTTTGCACCTTCCTTAAACATATACGAACCAAATCTTTCAATTTGATTTTGAAGTATCGTTTGTAAAGTAGTTAATTCTCTTGCCTGAATAGCCGTTCCAGGTTTAAATAAGACTTTTTGAAAATTTTTATTTTCATCAAAATCATCATTATATGGACTAACGTTGAGATTGGTATTCTGTGGCATTTTTTTAGAATTCTAATACGATTTTTATATCTTCTTTTTGAGTAAAAGAACGTGGAATTGCTGCTCTGTTATCTATATAGATGATTTCTCCAGAGTATTTTTCCACTTCTGGATTTGCTATCCCCTCAATATAATTTTGATCTAAATTTATAATTCTACTTCCTACAGTTGTAGTAACTCCAGGATTTGCGAATGTGCCATAAGTAGTTTGGACTAGTAAATTACTACCAGTTGTTGCACCAAATATAGTTAGTGATCCACCAGTAGAGAGTTCACTACTTCCTTTAAAATTGAGAAGTTTATAATTATATGAACTAACTGCAAGTCCAACTGGTTGATAATATTTTAAAACTCCAGTTGTAGCATCATAAGATGCAACTTTTGCCACAGAAGTTGAACCTATTCCGATTGTTTGGGTGATGATTGTATCTGCATCATAACTTCCCAAGTTAGGACTTTGTAACTTCAATGCTCCTAATGCACTCACTTGATTAGAAGATAGTAACTCAGTCTTACTTCCAAAGGTAGTAGGATTTTTTATGATGCCAACTCTAGCAAAATCATTTCCTACAATAAAATCTGGATTTGTTCCATTATTTTCATATCTTGAATATACTAGAACTCTGTATGCTCCAAGTTCTTTATAAACATCATATCCATGTCCACCAGAAGGGGGTATAATTATATCAAAAGTTGCAATTGATGTTGAAGCACTACCAACAGCATTTAATCCAATAGATATTAAATTAGTTCCTCCAGCTTCCAGTGCTGGACCACTTGGATAGAATTGAATTGTGCCTCTTGTATATTGTGATCCGCCATTAGTTACGTCTACTGAACTAACCTTTCCATCCGCACCAACAGAAATACTAACTTTTCCTCCAGTCCCATCTCCTAAAATAGGTATATTTTTATATGTCCCTGCAGGAGAATAACCACTTCCTCGATTTATAATTGTTACAATTTTAATTTCTCCAGATATTGCATTATTCTTAATACTTGCAGTATCTGCATCATTTCCCCAATTAGATGGAACTGGTATAAAATCTAATGAATCGAATTTTATAATATCATTTGGAGAGATTGTAAAAAGATATTTCCAAATGTATCCATCACCTGAAGAACCAGCCGCTCTAGGTTCTAAATCAGTAAAAGTTGGTTCATCAAGAGATGGTTGTCCAGTAGGATGTTCTGGGTCAATTCCATTTTGAAGACAAATATAAACTTGAAAATTGTTATTTACAACATAATAGTTTGCATCATATAAATTTGTTGCGCTTGTAACAGCAGATAAATTACTTACATTATAATCATGGCGATACATATCATATTTTACTGAACTAGACCAATTTACCTTTCTAACCATTCTTCGAACATCTTGCGTTGTGACTTTTTTCAACGCTAACATTGTATCATAATAATCATTCTGCTCTTTGAACATATCCTTTGGACTTGGAGTATTTGTATTCCAGTCGGTAGTTCCTGATCCAGTAGCAGTATCAGTAGAATTGGGTAATCCTATAAAGGTATAATATACATTTGTTGTCGTCCCGATTCCAGTGAAACTTTTTACAAAAGTTTCAGCATTTAATATTCTAAATTGATCTGAAATAATGGCAGACATATCTAAAGGTTTTTATTTATTTATCTTAATCATATTGAGCCTTTAACGAAGTTCTTCTAATTATTAAAGGTGAAGTTTGAACTCCAGTAAATCCATTGTTATTAATTATAAATGTTTTGGGTGAAGATCTTGTATCGAAATTAAACATTCTGCCCCAACTGTAGTTACCAACTTTACCTGTAGTATCAAATCCAATATTGTCTGGAATCACTGAAGTTGAAGCAACACCAACAACAGAATTGACATTAGAGAATACAGTTACTACACCAGAAACTCCATTGTTTATAATATGATCTGCTCTGTATATATTATCAATAAATGTTGTTCCAATTCCAACTGTTGTTATCCCCGAAGAAATATAAATTGATGTAACTCCATTTCCAACAATTGTATTATATGCTACAAAATAATCTCCAGTAGATATGCCAGTTCTTTGAATTGGAGTTAATCCAGAACTAGAACCAATTTTATTGGTATTCAAACCAACATCGCTTTGTATATTAAAAATAATCATTGGAGTATTAGTTCCAATTCCAATGGCACTAGTTCCAACTCCTACTATTTTTCCATAATCTCCAGAAACTGCAACACTATCGAGATTTTCGTAAAAGGCAGTTGGTGAAGATATTAGAACTGAAATATTTTGTGTGATATCAAACCCAAATCCACCATCTACAATGTTTAGTGATGAAACTGTTCCTGTTGAAGAAATAGTAGCCGTTATTATACCAGAATTTGTTTCTTCGGAAGAAACATAATATTGACTTGTAGATCCAACACCAATTACAGAATTATTGTTTGTTGTTAATGAGAAAATTGTAGAATTTAATGAATTTTTCAGAATCCAATTTACTCCATTAATTGAATTAGCGACCACTCCATTTGTTCCCGCAGTAACAAAAACATTATCTTTATGTGTTACGCTTAATAAATTCTCAACTGTATTTAAAGTGTTTGTAATCCAAGGGCCTGTAAGTAAAGTTGAAAATCCTACGGTTCCATTGTCTCCTACAATTATATATTTGTTTTGGGCATAAACTATACCATTTAGGTTTTCCTGCCCCCCTGAGGGGGTTCTATCCACTCTAAACGATCTATTTGTAATAGAACCCATAACAGATGATATAATGACACCGTTATTACCAACTGCAACAAATCTGTTATCAACTGATGAATACATTACATAATTGAGATCATTTGTAATCGCTGTTGTTGCATTACCACTCAAATCCACAAACTTATTTTGATTAATTAACCATTGTGTACCGATTCCTATAGGGTCACTTGCTAAAGGAGATCCGTTAGATAGAAATAAAGTGTTAGATGGATATTGATTATCAGAAATAATTACAGTAGCACCAGTGCCAACTGCAACAAATCTATCGCTTCCATATGCAACAGAATAAAATTTTCTAGTAGTAGAAGAAACTTCATATTCAAATCTACCTAGTCCACCAGTTTCCTGAACATATGAATAAATTACACCAGTATTCCAACTAGATGCATTACTAGTTGAATATCCTACATTTGCATCAGATCCAACTCCAACCCAAACTCCCCAGGTTGAACCGTATGCAACAGAGTTTATTTGATTGTTTGATGCAAATGCTGGAGTTTGTCTTTGCCAAGATAATAAATTATAAGAAGTAGAAATTCCTCCTGTATCATCACACACAACATATAATAAATCATCCTCCTCATACTCAATATCTCTTAAATTAGTTTGATTAATTGTGGTTGTAATTCCAACTGTCCAGGTTTTTCCAATTTCTTTAATTTGAGTTTTAGATCTAACAGACACCGTTGGTGGACTTGTATAATTTAATCCCGAATCAGTAATTGTAAATGATGTTATTGTTCCTGCAGCAGAGACAGTTGATACTTGAGCTTGAGCAGAAGATGTATTAGTATCAGAAATAATTGTAATGTTTGTATTATTTTCTCCAGTTTCATCTAAAGTTGAAAAATCTGGATTAATATTTTGCACATAAAGTTCACTATCAGACAGTAAGAAATTCTTAATTAGTCTTGTTGTTGGATTAATTCTTGGTTCTAAGTAATTTCTATTTTTGAAAATAGGTTCACCATCAATAATTAAATCAGATGTTTGTTTTGTCCATAATACTTCTCTTAATAATGTGGTATCTGTAGATATACCAACGTCAATATATGAAACAGTTTCTACCTGATCGGATGAAGTTATATCAATTACAGTTCTATCTAATTGAGATAACACTCCATTAATTTTTTCTAACTTAAGAGTATCTCCAACTTTAACAGTTTGTAAAGGAGTTTTTGTCATTACATCTGCAGTAGATCCTTCATAAAATAAAATTTTAACCTTACTACCAAACTCAGGAGCAGAAGTAAATGTAATTCGAGTTCCCCCATTAAAGATATAATCTTTGATTGGTTGTTGTAAAACATTGTTTATAAAAACAATTAAGTTAGGTTGAATGTCCGGTATACTATCAGAAGATTGTATACTAAAAGGCTCTGGAAGTACATTTATAGTTTTAGTTAATAAAAATTGTTTTCTACTACCGTCAAATTTATTTGAAAAATCATCAATTTGAGTTAATTTTCCAAATGACCATCCAGAAAATTTATCAAAATAAGTACTTAATACTTTAAATGTAGCAGTGCTTCCTATACCAGCAACTGATGGACTAGAAAGTGATAAAACATCATTTTGTTTATATCCTATTCCACGATCTATGATTGTGAAATTTATTATACTTCCACCAGCACCAACAACAACATTTACTCTCGCCCCAATACCAAATCCTCCTGTGAGTGATCTATTTGAATATGATCCTGTAGTATATCCAGTTCCTACACCAACTTCTATTTCATTAATAATACCACTTCTAGGTAAAGTCTCTATATCGTTACCTGTAAATGTAATTGTTGTAATTCCAGATACTCCATTATCGGACAATTCATAATCTGTTGTGGAAGTAGTCCCATCAGGTCTTTGGAAGATATTGTTAACTAATATAACTCCATTATGGGTGCTAACTCCAATAGGATTTTGATTAAATGATTTCAATATAAATGTTTTACCTGTTCCAGCATTACCTGTGAAATTATTTGATAGATCGTCAAAAATATAATTAGTTTCGTAATCTTTTCTATAAAATATTCTTCCAGTAAATGTAGAATTTGTAGATATTCCTGGAGATATAGTAGTAACTCCTACTGGGCCATATGGGGCGCTATCAAAGTAAATAACACCTTTGTTAATTGTATAATCCCCACTCAATACTGTTACAGCAGCACCAACAGTGTGAGCTGTAGCAACAGTACCAAACTGTGCTCTTGATATTGTTAATATATTTGTAGAACCAAATCCAACAACATTAACTTTTAATATTTCTTTATTAATTTGAAGCAGAGTGTTTGTACTGATGGATGTTATGCCCGTAAGTGTAATTGTTGTTGATCCGATTCCAACTGAGGTTGAAAGTCCTGTTGAAACATTTTTACGAAAGAGTGGACTTTGAATAACATTATCAATAGTAATTAAAGCCCTAGTGTTTGCAATACTGGTATCTACTGATAATGTATGTGTAGTGCCAGATCCAACAACAGTAGTACCTATTCCAGTTGCAGATCGGAATGTGAAGAATATGTCATTGGTTGTTGCATCAGTTTTAATTCCGGAAAGTTTGATGGTTGTATCATTTACTTTGTAAGCAAATACTTCACTTGGAAGCAAATCTGTAGAAATACCAGAAGAAACTCTGGAAGTTGTTGCAATTCCAACTCTAGATTCACCTTCTGGATCATAAACTAGTTTTTCCCCCGTAGAAAAATTATGATCATTGATAACAATAGTAGATCCACCAGCACCAATAACTGAGGCATTGGTGATGTCAAATGATTTTGTTAATAAATTTTGATTATTTGATTTTAATATAAATGATGATAGTCCTACTATATTTCCACCTAGGGTTGTAGTAAATCCCGTGAATTGTGGACTTATGTCATCTATCAATAAAACTTTGTTTGTAATGCATTGTGAAAATGAAGCAATTTTTTTTGTGTCGATATTAATGAATTTAGATACAGATCCGGTGGTTGTTTCTTCTGATGCAAGATCAAAATTAAATTTTGTATACATCGACAGTAGAGATTGAATATTAACAAAAGTTCCAACTTCACTCGATGCAATAGAAACCCTCATGGGAATAATATCAATTACTTTAGTTGGACTTATAACGTCTAAATCTGAAAAATTTTTAAATCCAGCAACATGAATAAGTGAATTTACTGGATCTTGCCATGTTGAAATTGGAGTTTTACTTTTAATTGAATATGAAAAATTTTGATAATAAAAATTATCTTGAATTTTTTGAAATGAATTATTTAAAATTCCACTTTCAGTTTTCCATCCATTATTTTTTATTATTGAAGAATTACTAATAAAATTATCATCAAATGTAATGACATCACTTATAGTGCCTTTGGATTTTGAAACACTTCCGTTTAAAGTATTTCCAGGTTCAAAAGTTCCTGATGTGTTTGTTAACTTAAGTATTCTATTTAAATTATTCCAACCATTTTTCAAAACTCTTCCACTTGATCCGTTTGATGCAAAAATCAATTCATCGGAATTGAAATTTTGTTCTTCAATTGTTGCAACAAATTTTGCTAAATTACCATCTTTAATAACTATTCCAAAACTATTATTAGAATCAAAAATTCCCCCGGTTGTTCCAAGACCAACTGGTATTTGATAAGTTACAGAAGATACATTTGCATCATTAATTAAACTTGCAATTGGGAATGTGGAATAATTATAATCTGCAGAATTGTATCCACCTCCCTGAGATTGAATAGTTGAAGTTTTTACTCCTTCTACAAATATTTGTTCCCCGACTATAAATGGGAAATTCTTAAACCCATTTATTGGTCTTCTAAGAGTTAATGTATTAAAAGTACCATCAGATTGTGCATTTGTAACAGTAACTCCATTAGCATTATTTGTGGAAATGATTGTCGGAGTAATTTCGGAAAGTCCACCATTAGAAATAAGAACTTCAACACTAGAAACCGATGATCCGGTTATTTTAGATTGTAAAATTATATCGGGATTACCAACTACTATTAAAGTTGGGGGAAATAGATATCCACTTCCGCCACTAGAAATTCCTACTTTTGATAAAGTGAAATTATTTTTAATTTCAATTAATGTGGGAATTTCTGCCTTTGGTACAATTGTTTTGTCCGCAGAGTAATTATATCCAAAAGTTAATGCCGATACATTTTTAGGTTTTCCAATATCCTCAGAAAATGCTCTTAAAATTGCACCAAATCCATTCGAAGAAATTATTGAATTAATTTTAGGTAAAGATTCATATCCAACTCCACTAAAATTAACTTCAATACTATTAACTGATCCAGTAACATTTGAAGATTTTATAGTATATTCTAAGGTTGTGGTATTTGTTGGTGTGTATGAAGTGTGTTCTGGTATTTTGGATAAATTAATTTTAAATGTTGTAGATCCAATTCCGGTTGCAACAAAATCATTATTATATACGCTACTATTTAAAATAATTTTTGAAAAATCTTTCACATCTTTATCAATTAATACTCTATAGTCATTTCCAGTTGTAATATTTTTTTCAATTAAAGTGTAATATAATACCTCAGGAGTATTTAAAGATGTTTTAATACTCGTAGATTTTGGTGATGATATTCTTGTGATATTTGTATCACAATATTCGTTTATAAAATCAGGATCTAAGTAAAAACGAAGATCAAAATCACTTAAAGACGTATCTGTCATTCCAAATGAAATTGTATTACCTCTAATGGCATTAATTTTTGGATTAATTAAACTCAGCGTATGTGTTCCAGAACCAGTGGTTGTTATTCCAATACTTTGAGGAACATTTCCAATTGATTCAGCATATGTTTGTGATAATCTAATAAAATTATTACTATCTTTAATCACAAAATAATTATTTCCAGATACTAAACTTGTGGCTGCAGACCCAACAACATAATATAAAACTTTATCCCCACTTGAAAAACTATGATTGTTTATGTTGATAGTGGATATTGTTGTGCCTATTCCAATAGCAGTTGATGCAAATGATACTGGATTGATTACAATTGTATCAATAGTTGAATTATACTTAGCAGTTACATCTTCTGTTCTATCTGGGATAACATTTAAAGTGATTATAGATGAAGTTGAAATACCATGAGAAATTTCTGTTGTAATATTTGCATTTAATTTTTCTAATGTTCCTGTAACATTTGGATTTAATGTTGTAATACTATGCTTTTCTCCACCAGTTGTACTAACCCCAGTTATATTTCCAGTTCCGACAAAGTATAATGTACCTAATGATCCGATTCCAATTCGAGTAGTTCTAATTCCAATATTGTCATTTTTCTCAAAAAGTCTAGTTACAAAAATTGTCTGCCCGTCTACTAGTTTAAAAGGATTACTTAAATTATCGTATTCAGATACACTAATACCAATTCCCGAATTTGTAGAGTATGTAAATGGTTCAAAAGTTTGAAATGGTATTGAATTTTCATAATTTAAATTCTGAATATTAATTGTTTTTTCCCTAACAAAATTATTTTTTCTCAAAAATACTGCAGCAGTCAAACCTACACCAGGAATTGATGTGCTATTAAATTCTATATTTGCAAAAGTGGATCCAACAGATATGACTCTAGCTTCGGTAGTATTAATACCTGCTGGAGTTCCATTAATTATTTGAACGAGATCTGCAGGAGAAAATGAGTGGGAATTGAAGAATAGTCTAGTTACAGATCCAGTTTCAATTCCTACAGTAGTACTAGATACCCCATATCCGACAAAATATCTGGTTCCTTGAGTTCCAAATCCAATAGAATTATTTGGATTAAAATATGTAGTTTTATTATCTCTTACTGATAGATTGAGACCTGTATTATCTAAAACATTATAAGTAAATCTTTTTGGATTTAAAAATACAGAGTCCCCCGAAGTGTGAGCAGACCCAACACTTGCATTATAAGATCTCTGTACTCGGTATGAATTTGTACTCTCAAGAACATTGAGAACTAATAACTGTTCTGTTCCAACTGTAAGCAAATCATCGGTTACAATTCTTCCAGAAGTTGCAGACTCCGATAATACGATACTAGTTACAATTCCTGTAGATGCAGTTGTACCAATTCCCACAAGTAACGAAGTGCTTACACTTGCAACCCCAACTTTATAATTTCCTTCAAAAAATTTAAAAGAAGAACTGCTAATTCCAGAAATAATTACCGTTTCTCCATCAATAACCCCATGGGGATTTGTTGTAAATCCAGTAACAACATTTCTAGAATAACTAAATGTTATATTTGGAATTGTAGTGTTATTATAAGTAATTGATTTAATTTCCTTACCCATTAATGATGAAACTTTTGCTCTTGCTCCAAGTCCACCAGACTTTTCATTTATAAATGAAACTCTATCTCCAACTTGATAATTACTACCACCATCTATTATTCTAACTGAAGATATACCAGAAGAGACAACTGAATTAATTGCAAATTTTTCTTTTTTATTACCAAAATTATTTAATCCCTCATAAAATGCATTAGATTCATTTATTCTATATGGAGTACTATTTCTAAAAATATTACCACCTAAAAGCAAATCTGCATTTTGATCTATCGTAAAATCATAATTAAACAAATCTGGATCATTTTTAAATGATTTAACAACATACGGATAGGTATTTTTAGTGGCAAAATATGCATAAGTTCCATTTGGAAATTCTGGAGTAATACAAAATCTTCCATTGTTTTCATCTAAATCACCACTTGATGTGAATTCATAATCATCTACAAAAAATCCATTTGGAAAACTTGCTAAAGATGGTCTGTTTGGTTTTGCGATTAATGAGTAACTACTTACCATTAAACGTGGATTTATTGAATTTGTTGCATTTGATCCACCATAGGGTCCATAAATTGGATTTCCATCATAACACCATCCAATAATTGGTGAGTGAACTGTGTTTATGCCAACTTCATTTAAATTGGAATCTAAATTATCACCCAAAGACCTTCTTAATTTTTTAGGTGCATATATTGAAACTAACTTAGTAGTTGTAGTATCATTAAGACCAGTAATTAAAATTGCATCATCAGTATTAAATACATTTTGAGCATATGAGTTTATTATCCATTTTTGAATATCTGCAGAAACTTTTGCTCCACTTCCCAAAGTTTTAATTACAATTTTAGTAGTTTTTTGAATATATTCTTTCCCACCATCAATAATTTGGACATCAACAATTTGTCCATTGGAAACGATTGCTTTTAACCTAGCAAACTTTCCATCTCCCTCAATAATTAACTCCGGTTCAGAAATATAACCAGAACCAGGTTCAAATATAATTACATTTACAATTTTCCCATCAGTAATTCTAGCGCCAAGTAAAGCACCAGACCCACTTGATAAAGTGATTGATGGTTGTCTTTCAAAATTAAGTATTTCTGCTCCATAATCATGACCACCGTTTTTAACAAAGATATCTTTTATAGATCCTTTTACAATTGGAATGGCAGTTATTGATGTTGATATCCCAGTTTGTAAAGTTGAATTAGTGATCCCAGTAATAATAACTTGTGTTGGTGGATATGAAAAAGTATGAGTTCCAACTCCTGTAGAATTTAAATTGACAAAATTGTTATTAACTAGATTTGAATTAAATGCTGTAGTAGCAATTCCAGTTATAGATGAAACTCCAACAAATTTTTCAACTAGTTTAAATTTAGAATCATCAATTTTTATTGCACAATATTTTGTGAGTGTATTAAGTCCAGATATAACTTGACCATTATTTGAATATATTATTTCTTCTCCAGTTTCAAATCCATGACCCTTCGCAAAGATATAATTATTTTCAGTATTAATGCCAACAAAAGCCGTGGATATTCCGGGGAATTTAGGTGGATATTCAACACTATCTACTTCGATGGTTCTAACTTGATAATTTTGTCCTGGATTTGTAATCTGAACAAAATCAATAATTTTTCTAATTTTAGTATCAACAAATTTATGAGATCTTGATGAAACGCCAACAATATTAATTGTATTCACACCAACTAAAGAGTCTGATAATGTATTCATCAATTGAATTGAAGTATTTGATATTTTACGTGCAAAATATATTGAATTATCTACTAATGAATTGTCTATAGAAGTGCTTCCAATTGTACTACCTATTCCAATTGGAGTATTTCCTAAAGAATTGTATATCAGTTTGCTTCCATTTTCAAAACCATGAAAAGTTGCAAACCCAATTACATTTGTAGAAGTGTCAATTCCAATAGCTCCACCTTCAAAATTAATTGAAAATTGCGATGATTTTAAAAAACATTTAGCAGTGGCATTTTTTCCATTTCCACCAATAATATCTACAGTTGGAATAGTTTTAAAGTTATGACCAGGATCAGTTACAATAATACTATCAATAACGCCTGTGGTATTTGCATTTGCCAATACTCCACTACCATAATTATCGGAAACTATAACTTGCGGAGGTATAGTAACATTATAATCTTTTCCGCCACTCAATACATTTAATTGATTAATTTGACCATAGTAAATAACGTCGGATGATTGACTTGATAAAATTTCAACTCCGTTTACAAAAATTCCTGTGGTTTTTGACGATGTAAAATCTTCCAATTTTACATTTGTTGATTTTGCTTTTGGAGTTATCGGTATTCTTTTGAGTAAGTTCTGATCTTTTAAATCTCTATTATTAACTTCAAGTGCAGTTAATATTCCAGTTCCAATTCCACTATAAGAAACACAATTTGA